TATGAAGAAGAATAAAAAGTTCGTAAGATGGGATGTTTTCTGGCATCGCTTTATGTTAAAATTACCCGAGCGTGTAATAGCTGGTGTAATATCAGGTATAACGGTATATTTACTTTTGAGGTTTTTGCATCTATGAATATAGATTATATATACAAAAAAGTTTATCCTAAATTAATAATGTATTGTGCTAGTTTTGGCATTCAGAAAAGTGATGCAGAAAATTTAGTACAAGATATAATTATTAATTTTTCTAAAGAAGGAAAAGGGGAGGACCATGATGATAAGCAAATTATATCATATCTTAGAATAGCTACACGTGGGGCTGCATGTAGATTTTTAAAACAACAAAGGAAATATAATCAAGTGTTTACATCATTAACATTAGACTTTGCTGACCTAAAGGATTCTTTTGGTATAGATCCAAAAACATTTAAGATTTTATTAAGGTTATGTTCAGAAAGTAACTATCCAATTATGGAAGGATTCTATCTTAAAAGTATTTCTATTAAAGATTTAGCTAAGGAATTTAAAAGTACAGAGAGTAATATCAAAAAGAAATTATATAGAGGGAGGAAGGAGATTGTTGAGAGTTTTAGTATTCTGAAAAATCTAATAATCAGCGACGGTATATAGTATACAAAATATGTTTAATATGATATAATAAAGGTATAGCGAATGACAGATAAAGCTAAAAAGTTTGACAAAGATAAAGTTGATTATACACATCTCCCAAAGTCTTATTTAGAAGCAGCCTCCAGGGCATTTATGTTTGGAGAGAAAAAATATGGACGACATAACTGGAAGCAAGGATTTATTTGGAGTAGGCTAATGGCTTCTCTTATGAGGCACACATGGTCATGGTGGGAAGGAGAAGAGTTAGATCCAGAAAGTCAATTAAATCATTTAGATCATGCCTGTGCATGTTTAGCAATGATTAGAGAACATGTTGAAAAACAATTAGGAGAAGATGATAGATATGAAAGTATTAAATAGGTTTCTCATAGAGAGATTAGAAAGTAGAAAGAAAAATTTATTAAATAAAATAAGCCATGAAGAATTAAAAGATATTCCTGTACAAGATTTAATTAATTCTTATAAAGATGTAATAAGAGATCTCTCTAACTTAACAGATAGGAAAGCTTTATATGAATAATATAGAATATCAATTAGAAGAACTTAATTCATATATTGAATATATGGAATCAGATTTAGAAAATCTAAAGACAAATGTTAGTATCTATAAAAAAATTGTAGGAGAGTTATATGAAGAATATAAAATACATACTGACAATAGTATTGGGGACTTTCCTTCTAAGCCTATCTGCTAATGAATCTGTTTTAACTGATTCCGATATTGAATCAAAAATAAAAAAACATACATATCGATTAAGTCTTGATGGTGAAACTACATGTCAATTGCCTCTAGTAGATACTACCAAGGGAACATTTACCGCAGCCCACTGCACAGATGAATTAAAACAAAATGGGTACACATCTTTTTTTGGGATTAATGATAATGGAAAAAAGAAAACTTTTAAACTAATTAAATCGCGTTATGAAGATAGAGGTATGGATTATGCTTTTTTATCTGATGGTGATAAAGAAGGAATAGAAGTAGGAGATTCCGATTTAGTACGACAAGGAGATAGAGTATATATTTATTCTCCTAAACTTGGTATGACATCTGGAACGGCTGTGGTAGTTCCAAATAAAAGAATCAATCCTGATAAAATCTATTTAGATATCGGATACTGCGGAGAAAGCGGTTCGGGAGTTTATAATGAAGATGCAGAATTGATTGGAATCTTTGTAGCTAGAACTGGTACTCCAGCTCATCCAAGAGGAGTTATGATACCTATTAATTCAATATTGAAGGACTTATAAAAAATGAGTATATTATTAATTGGAGTAGTGATTCTAAGTTTTTTTAACTTCTTCAGACCAGAGGTTGAGAAAGAACCCTCAGTATTGAACGTCGATAAAGCTATGGAATCATTAGTAATAGTAAAGCATCCTATGGGAGGGTACGGCACAGGCTTTGTTATCTCAGAAGACGGCCTTATGGTAACTAACAATCATGTTGCTGAAAAGTTTTCTCAGTATGGTATGGATTTAAGAGTATCATTCAAAGACGGTAGAAAATATACAGCTAAAATTATAGCTACCAAACCTTCAGATGATTTAGCCATTGCTCGAATTAATAGTACAGATAAATTTTCAGCTCTAGATTTAGATGATGAAACTTTACATAAACATCAGATATATACATTAATAGGTCATGGAAATCTAAAGTATTGGAAGGTAAAGAAGATTGCTTATAAATCATATGATTACTTTAGAAAGTGGGAACTTGAATTCTCACCAGGTATACAACCAGGAGACTCGGGCGGGCCGGTGCTAGATGATGAAGGTGATGTTGTTGGAGTGGGATCAGCAATGTCCTTAGATGATAAGGATTCCTTAGTAGTTCCTGTAAAAGATATTAAAGATTTATTAAAAGAGTCAGGTATAGAATATGAATAATTTACCAGTTGTTACAATCATCCACGATTCTGACGCCATAGGTACTGGTTTCTTTATTACTGAGAATACAATTCTTACATGTCATCATGTTATTAAAGGTAAAAGAAAACTTCAAGCACTGATTTATTATCCTCATAAAAAAGTCTATATTGATTTACATAGAGTGCATACCAATGCTAGATATGATTATGCCATATTGCGCATAGAAGATAAGATTGAGAATTGGTTAAAGATGACTCCTAAAGCTCATGTCGCATCAGATGATTTAATGCAACCATATATTGTTTGGTGTCCTCATGAATCCAAAGACAGAAAAATCCTCAGAGAGACACACAATTCAGAAATGTACTCAGAGGATTTATATAATAAGTCTATGTTATTCAGCGGAGACCCCTGTCCACCAGGGACATCTGGTTCACCACTTATGACTGGTATGGGAGATGTTATAGGATTACATTGGGCCTCAGGTATGGGTAAGTATAAGCATCATTGCTTTTCTGTACCAATTGAATATATTTTAAGGGATATGAAAAAGAAATCTGAACTCATAATAAAGCACTATGAGGATGAGAATTAATCAATAGCTTGATAGATAATACAATCTAAAGGGCAGTCGAGAGTGAAATCGATAGCTTCTTGTTCCGTATCAAACCATCTCTTTCCGAGAGGTTTACCATCATCATCAATCATTATTACAAAGTATCTTATATTTTTCATTTAATCGAATTGCTCCTTCCAGGATATAGAAACAGATGCATCATTAGATTGAGAACTCTCCGCCGATATGGTTAGAATATCTGTAGGTTTAAGACTAATATTCCATGGCATAAGATCTATCAATAGAGTTGTATTTTTCTGTACAATAATTGCAGTTAATAGTTTACCACCAGTAATCGTAGTACCAGCTGTGTCATAAGATACTACACTATTAGTAGCTTCGATATCAGTATAAGAGGGAGAACCTCCTAGTGTAGTGTTTAAATATAATTTAAAAGTAGTATCTTTTGTACCAGAGTTATTGAGAGCTATATTAAAAGGATTAACTGGAACTCTATTAGATACAGAAGCATAAAGAGCTTTATTTTGTATAGTTAGTATATTAGTTTCTGTAGTAATAGTTTTTGTATTATTTATACAATTAGTTAGCTGACCAACTAAATGAGATCTTCCTTCTACATAAGCACCTGCAGAAGATATGCGAGTTGTTATATCAGTAGTATTACTATCATTGTTTGATTCTATACGAAAGGGTAATGAGGGATTCTCTATAGAAGGCTCAGTAGCATTATTCGCATATTGAATAGTATGAAAAGGTATAAATTTTCCTGTATTTGGATTTTCTATACAAAATTGAATAGCTCCATATCCTAACCATTGATATTGTATTTCATATACATTACCTTTTGTCGGATCTAAAACCATTTTAGAATTTCCAGATCCATCTAATAAATCTTTATTGAAATTATCCTGAGATACCCAAGTATCACTTCCTCCATTTCTTCTTAGTATACTAAAGTCTGTACCATTAAATCCAATAAAGAACCCATCACTAGAATCTCCAATTCCTATCAATTGAGTATTACCTGCAACACCTGATGTATAATAACCAGCAAATCTAACACTAGCACCTAAACCAGGATTATAATTTAAAGTCTCTTTAGACTCCGTGAGACCTACGCTTGAACTCGCAGCCCCAGAGGAAATTACTAAATGTTGATCGGATACTGAACTAGATCCTGAACCAGAACTTCCATCCGTTAATAGTTCTGTATTATAGTTATAGGGAAAATGAATTAATATACTTGCTTCAGGAGAAACAACTCTAACATCACCGAAGGCGGACTTTGGGATATCTGGTTTACTGTTATTATGAAATGATGACATATTATTTTAAAGTAAGTTTAAGATGAAGTAAAGCAGACCGTCCTACATCACCTGGGTTAGAATACATATCTGATAAATTAGGTATCAGATCAGTATAAGCTTTTCGATAAGCATATGTTACTAGTGTAGAGCATATGAATCTATCTGGTTGAGACTTATCCTGAGTATCAGGCTTAAAGAATAAACGAACGAAAGGGAATAATCTACACGCAATACGCAAGATTAGGTTGCGTGAATATACAGTATACTTGCGCATAACCGACTCAGCTTCTCTAATCACCCTCGCCCTAAGGTGTTCATTCATCGTCTTATAAGTGTTACCCTCAGTAACATCATTAACTCCATATACATCAACAACTCTACCTTTTTTATTGACATACCCCTCTGCCTTCATTAGACGGGGTCCAGAGGCCGATCTATATTCTAGGACATATAATTCATTATTTACCCACTTTGCTAAGCAGCAGTGAGAATAGGGGCTTTTACAGTATCTTGCTACCCACCAACCACCTCTAGGGAATCTAGGGTGTCTGAACATCAAGATGTCAGCATCTTTAATAAGATATATTATATTAATATCCATATAAACCAGCTTGACGTAAGTATCATTATACCACCCATTATATACTTTACCCACTTAAGCCATTTACCTGGCTTAGGTATCCACTTCATAAGCTTAGGAAAACAGGATACTACTAGATAAGGAAAGGACATACCCAGACCAATTAAGGCAAATACACATAGAGTAATAGGCCAAGCAAGGAGGAAACTGATACCGATAGCATAGCCTAGAAAAGGGCCACAGCAGGCCGAACCGATTAAAGTAGTAAATACTCCCTGTAAGAAGCTGTTGCAGAGAGGGAGGACCTTAGACATATTAGCGAGCTTTGTGGCAACATAGCCTCCAAGGCTCTTAGTAAGCTTCAGTCGCATCTTAAGCTTGAGCAGTAGGGTACTACCAACCCCCATGGTATGAAGCCCCAGAAGGATCATAAACGCTGCCATACCCCCACAGAACCAGGCACTCTGGAATTGGAACCCCCAAGAAGCGAAACCCCCTCCATAGCTTATTAATAATATCAACGCAGCCAAAGCAACGAAACTCAGTACCACTCCAGCAGAGTAAACCACTCCATGCTTAATGATATCTTTACGTTTATTATTCGCCAATTTCATAAAGCTCATTAGCTTCAATGTAATGACTGGTAATACACAGGGCATGATATTAAGGATTAATCCCCCCACGAAGGCGGAGAATAGAATATAGAATAATGACGGCATAACTACTTATCAATCTTTTGTAAGATCCGCTCTAGAATCTTACATATATTCAACTGGCTGTGGGATACATCTTTTAATTCTATCAACAATGAGAGCTTGAGATCTTCATGTTCTTTTAATTTTTCTAATATAATCTTTGTTTTTGCTGCTGCAACCGCACAAGGATCTTTCTTAAAGGATTTAATCCAGAAGACCACAGCCTCTTTAATCAATAGAGATACCAAAATACTACCAACAAAGATTAATATGGTAGGATCATCAATTCCACAGGGTAAACATAAAGGGAGATTATTTAAACCAAACATATTAATCTCCCAACCATTTTAATAGTTTAGAACATATCTTGTTCTTCCACTCAATTAATTTAGCAGATACAGTATGAGCTAAATGAGGATTAGTCTTATAATAATATAAAGCTACAGATATTAATCCGAAGATTATCATTATTAATAACATTATAAACCTTCCTTAGTTAATTTCTCTAAAGCTTTAGCTCGTACATCTTTTGGGATTATATCGGGATCTATCTTACCGGATGTATGTAATTGAGTTTTGAGTTTAGCTTTTTTCTTTAAAGTAATTCCTTCTTTGCCATCAATAAAATGTGAATACATTTCCTTATCTGATGTTTTAGTTACTGTATTAGTCTCACTATTATATGACGGTAAAACTCCAGATACCCAACCAAGGAATTTTGGATCACCAATTGTCTTGTCAGCTGCTAGGGCTGTGCCTCTGATAGGTATACTTAATGCTCTACCAATCAATTTACCAGCACCTGATCTCGTCCCCAGTCCCACAAGTCCTGGTACTACCTCTGCAGCAGATCCGACAACATCACCTCTAAATAATTCTCCTCCAGCTTCTATGCTACCAGCCTTAGCCTGTCCAGATCTTAAAACTTTCTGAAGTGTTAATAGATTCGATGTATCTTTATTCAATGTCTGAAACTTATCAAATTCTTTAGGTAAGCCAAAACTTACTTCTTTATTAACAATATCTCGAGATCTAAAGAATATACTTTGTAACTTATCTTTCATAGATCCTGGAGTAGCATCATCAAAATTACCAATAACTCTACTTAACATTCTTTTAACTTGGAGAACATCATGTGCAGATGCGTTACCTTTTAATAATTTTCCGTAGGCTTCTGTATCAATAAAACTATCTAATTCTTGAGCAACCTTACTAGTGGCTGGGTTCAACTTAGCATTTGAGATAGCTCTTTCAATTTGTTTTGGTGCATCTTTTCCAAATACATCATCTAGTTTATAGATGGTTCCTTTTGATTTTGAAGCTCTAAGAACAATATCATCAATATTATTACTTAGTTTAGAGATAGTACCATGAGTATCCGCCCTCATCGCATCAAATTCAGGTCTTGGACCACTTAAGAAGAAGTCTTTAAATTTATCAACTTGTTTAGTGATAGCCCCCTTTCCTTTTTCTACTGACGGGGATCTAAATCCAAATTGTTCTAACTTTAAAATTTTATGTTTACTTGCTGTATCGATAGCATCAACAAATTGTGATTGTTTAGCTCCAGTAGCTTTCTCAAATAATTTAGAAGGTGCAGTCCCCTTACCACCAGTGGCTAATTCATGCAATGTTCGTGATGGAGTAATTAATTTTCTACCACCTCTAGCTAATCCTCCTAAGATTGTTGGTGCAGCTGCTCCAAGTGTTCCTCCTAGGGCTCCTCCGATTGCTGTATCGGCAGCAACTTCTCCAATATCTCCTTCTAAAAGACTCCCTCTGGATTTACCTGCTCCGAATAATGCCCCTAATGTACCCCCTATTTTAGCTCCTCGTCCTATCTTAGCTCCAAATCCTAAGGCTTTAGCTGGTCCTCCAATAGGAATGCTGACTGCCCCTCCAATCTCACCTGCTGTACTAGCAACAGGGAAATCTGCTGATGTTTGATCAAATGCCTGCCTTCTACCTTCTATGGCTGAGGCTAGCTCATCAAGTGGAGATAATGGATCAGTCTGTCCTGTTAAAGCTTTAGACGCAAAATCAACCCCTCCAGCCAATTCATCAGAAAAACCAACACTTTGACCTTGTGATATACCTCTTCTAAAGGCTTCTAACGGATTTCTAGCTACAGAGCTACCACCCCTCAGGTCAAGGATTTCAGATGCTACAGGGCCAAGTAAACCACTTATAGCTGCCTTTGTGAATAACTCACCTTGACTAGGTCCTCCACCACTCGTTTCTAAAGTACCCCTAATAGGGCCCTTTGGACGAATGAGTTTTGCCGAAGTTTTTGGTTCAACCTCTTGAGTTGATCCTCCCTTCTTAACTAATTTAACATTACCAAATTTGGCCATTACTCACCCTCTTGTAAACTTTCTATAAATCGATCCCATTTTTCAGGGTCTTTAGCGATTTGTTGTAATCTTAATGCTTCGATAGTATCTACTTCTAATACAGATCCATCTGGTCCTTCAATTTGTACTCTTTTAGGAGAGAAACCTTGTTGAACCATTTTGGTTGATACTCTACGAGTAAGAAGCTTTCTAAATCTTTCCATATTCTCTACAGCTACTTCAGGGCCGAGGAATTTAGCCTTGACTCCTGATAAGGTACCAATAATATCAGTAATAATTTCCATTTCTTTCTCAGTAAAGTTCGCACCAGCTCCTTGAGCTTGTCGTTCAATGTTCAAAAGTGAGGATTGCAATTGCCTTGCTTCTACGCCTTCTGGACTGTAAGAAGTTAAAGGGATACCTTTCTCTTTAATAAAACGAATAGAATCATCAATTAAAGCATCAGCTTCTAAAAAAGCTGCTTCCTTTTTAGCTAGATCCCGTCTTTGCAAATCATCTAAAGCTCCTGCTCTAGATTCAGTGGGTTCAAATAGTTGAAAAGGATTTAATTCTGCTTCTTCTCTAGTATCTTTCCTTCTATCAGATTGTAATTTTAATAATTTTCTTAAATTATCTACTTCTTTAATATTGATTGGTTGCTCTGGTTCTACAATCGGGGCTGGGGTTGGTATTTCTGCTTGTGGTACTTCTGGAATAGATTCAGCTGGAGCAACTGGGTCAACTGGCTGTACTAAGGGACTTTGAACTTCATCTTGTACTACTGGTTCTTGGATTGGGGCTTCAGGTACTCTTAAATTCTGTAATGGAGATGGTTCTTCAGCTTGTAATGGATTTTGTAATAAATCTAATAAGCTTGGAGTAACTGGTACAGGTTCTGGTTCCTGAGCACTAGCTAATTGCTGTAAAGCTAATAATTTGAAATCTTCTAATGTATTATCAAATTGTTGTCTTTGTTTAGGTCCTACCTTATTGAGCTTATTATCAAAAGGAGTGGAACTTCCTGGGTTAATCATATCATCTCCTTATAGTAATTCTATTAATCTATCTAAATCAGCTTGTCTGTTTTGAGAAGCTAATTGTTGTTGGGCTTGCTGAGCCTGTAAATTTTGTGCAAGTATAGCTGCTCTATTCGCTGCGTTTGTTTTTTCTATATCAGCTAATAATGTTGCTGCCAATTCAGGATTACCTAATCTATTTAATCTTTCTTGTAATTCTAATGCTGCATTTGCCTGTTGAGCACTCTGACGTCTTGATGCAGCCCCACTAGTTAGTGTATCTAATTGAGAGAGTACTGATTGTCGTCGATTTAAATCATCTATAATCATACCTTGCTCAAGGTCTTTAGAAGCTCTTAATCTATCTCTTAATAAATCTGCTTTTCTAGAAGCAGCTAACTCAGAAGGAACAGATCTATCACTGTTTAAAGCTCTTAAATCTCTAAGTGATGATAGAAAATTTTGTTGAATTCCCTCTTGGCCTCTGGATCGTAAGGCTTGGAGTTGTTGACTATCCATACCTAAAGCCAGATCTTTTAATCTGTCTGAAGCAAATAATGTATCACCAGAAAATGCATTCGGGTCTATACGACCTAAGGCTCCTTGTTGAAACTCTTGACCTCTTTGTTGTCTGGCTTGATTTAATTTATCTTGTATACTACCGAAGACAATATCCCTTGGTGCTCCAAGATTTAATCCTCCCCCTCCTCCTTGACCTAGTCCAGCATTTTGGCTTGCGCTTAATAGTTGTCCTTCTATTTTTTGGTCCTGACCAAATTCCAATAAAGGTAGATTTCTACCTAAAAAACTTAAACCTGTTATACCTGGAGCATTTCTTTGTAGACCACCGAATCCGGGACCTTTCTGAGATATTTCATTAAATGCTTGAGCTGCTATATTATTAATAAATGACATCTTTCTCTTCTTTGCCTTATGTTTTTAATTGATTATCGTAGGGATCAGCCCACTCTATTTCTAAACCAGATAGATTAAAATTAACCCCTCCAGTATTATTTTCTACTTTTATTTTTAATGATTCAATAACATCAGAATTGAATCTAGTTTTTGTATATCCTTCTCTCCAATTACCAAATGGTTTTTGATTCCATCTATGAGGATAATTCTCACCTTTTGTACTCAGAGTAAAATCTGTTGCACTATGTAAGAGTGAAGGTATATAATCTTTATAGGTTGTAATTGTTAATGTTGGATTATGTAATAAATCTTCATCTGTTCTTCTTATAGAATACAGCTTAAGGTTTAATGGCTTCTTATACGTTGTTAAAGACTGAGTATCTAATGAATCCCATTTAAACTCATAGAAAGACGATATGGCTGTGGTGTGGTCCCAATAATCATCTGTTGTTCTTAGATCAAGACTACGATGTGTGCGAATACTTTGAGTTGCTCCTGCCTTTCTCTCACTCCAATATAAATCTTTATTACTATCTAATATAGCTCCACCGGCCATATTAACATTCTTCCAAATAAACCATTGATTATTTTCATAATCATGAACTAATGTTATAGATCCAGTATCTGAAAAATCTGTATTTGCTGTAATTTCAGATGGGATGAACATCAATACTCTATTATTTTTAATGTCATTAACTCCAACTGCTCTTTTTATATTTAATTGACTATCTAAACTTCTAATAGTATTTGTAATAAACTTAGATATTGGTGATGGGATTCCAATATCAGTTGATAATAACGTATTTCCAGATGCAGCGTATACTCCAGTATCCGTTAAGAAGTATAATATCTTTCCAACGGATACAATAGAATCTGCTGAGGCACAGCCGATATGATTAGTAATAAGAAACTTATTGACAATATCAGTATCTAATGTTCTCCCTTCTACACCATGTATTGATTTTTCTCCAAAGACTAATAATGTATCGATAGATGTTTCGATAGCTGTTACTACATCTTTAAAAAGTAAAAAGTGAGAGGATGGAAATGATAGGCTCGATGTTATAAAACCGTTATTCACTTCATCGGAAAAATATATAGTTTGTCCTTTGGCTAATACTAGATTTCCTTTATAGGATGCACAGAAATCAGCTTTAGGGGGAGCTGCCTGTGTTTTCAGATATTCAGTAAAAACTGCATTATCTGTTGTATCAGTATCATTATCAGTGATCGATAACGAAGCTACAAAAGAATTATTAGGAATTTCATAAACTAGTGTCTTGGTCGTTGAAACTCCATCCTCTCGATAAATATTAATTTTTAAATTATTACTAATTGGATCTTTATCTGTTACATCTATAGTCTCATCAGAAACTAAAACGATAGTTGTAGCAGTAACAGATTGTACATCATACGTCTTTACAGTATCTACACCAGTTGCTCTATTGTGCAATAGGGCCGTGTCGCCTGCTTTTAATGTGTGAGGTCCTGCTATGCCATCATTGACTGTTAATGTTACTGTCCCACTAGATGAAGCTACAGATTGAGTACCATTAGCAACTGCACAATTAGTATTATAACCTGACGTCTTTTCAAGAGTCGGTATAGTAAGATTTGCTTGTTGAGTGGCTAATGTGATCGATACTGCATCTGAGATTGCACTCTCTGTTCTTTTACCTCGTGCATCAGTAAATTCATAAGTCATATAATAAACATAATCATCACTTAAAGATCCAACTGAACTCGTAATACTAATAATTGTGGGTTTCGGAAGACCAGCCTTATATACAGTTTGACCATCATAAATTTTTGGAAAGCCACCATCAGTTAGGATTAATAAATTATTATGATTAATAGCTTTTACATTTTTTAAATTTGTTGTTCCTTTTATACTAGATAAATTATCTAAAGGAGATGTAATTGTTTTATTAACTTCTGTTAAATAAAGAAATTTAATATCTAAACTTTTACCAGATGAAACATTGATCAAAGGAGTAACATCTAAAAAAGCAGATGAAACTGTTGTGTCTCCAGTGATAGTAACAGCAAAGCCAGTAATGGCATCTACAGCTGTCTTAGTAGCTGCCAATGTTTCAATGCTTGCCTCTTCATACCCTTTACCTAGGGCCTGGTCTAGTACGGTAACTGCATTCTCTATGAGTTGTAGCTTTAATTCTCCACTGGTGTTTAATATACGAATTGAGGCATGAGGTTGAGAGCCTGTATATGCTATGCTAAATGTTCCTTCCTCTATTTTATAGAGAGATTCATCTATAACTAACTTCTCAGTTGTTACTGTATTATCAGAATTAATATAGGAATACTCAACGAGGCCATAACCTCCATTATTATCTATCTTAGTTTGAAAGCCTTTTCGCTTCTCGAGACCTGTATCCTTTCTTAATTGCACATTTAAACAATCATCTGCATAGGCAGTATTTGGACTTTGAATCAGAGAGTTCTGCTCTAAGCCAAAAGCTTTTCCAAGATATGTTTTTGATTGATTTGGCATTAAGCTTCTACCTCAGTAATAATAATTGTTGATGCCACTACTCCACCCAATTTTCTTGCACTAACTGCGCCATTGATAGTAGTTGTTGTACCGGTCTGTGTACCAATACGAAGTTTATAAGTTCGTTTTAATATATTTTCTGATGCAACTACATGTTGAAAGGTAATTGAATCTAGCCAACCGGATGTTCCTGTTACTGCTTTTGCTGCTAGTGCATCTGCTGTTGAATCTTGAAATAATGATATGATAGTAGTTCCAGCAGCAGTAGTAGAAAATGGGACGGTGACAGATATGTATAAAGTACTAGATGCAGATTTAGGTGTAATTGATAATGTTTGAAATTCATCCCCTTCTGTGATTTGAGGAATTGTATCATCTAGAGCAGGTGTAGCAGTAGTGTGTGTAGTCATAGAAGTATTGGTACTTGAAATCATTTGTAAGACTTTAGTAGTTCCTTCCAATGTTATAGAATCTCCTAAACTCACTTCAGATCCTCCGGATAAAGTGCCAGAAGTATTGATAGTAATAGAAGAATTTTCTAATTTAGTATTAGTCACTGATGCATCTACTAACTTAATAGCATTTAAAGCATTATCGGTGATACTCATAGTAACTGATTTCCCTAAAGATATAGTATTCTTAGTAGTATCAGTAGATGTATTAATTGTACCTTTAAGACCATCTTCATATTTAATAATAATATGATCATTAAGTAAATTGTTATTGTTAATTGGATTACTCATCAGTCCAAATCTCATCTAATGGAATATTATAAACATCATCATCTGCCGTTTTAAATGAATCAACTATTGTAGCTTCTATGGCTGCGAGTTCCTGCCTTTGGAATGTTGATTCCATCTCATTAGCATTTCTTCTTAATAATTTAAATGTAGCATATGTTAAAAGATATCTTTCACATAGTCTAGGTAATTCACAGTGAGTAGTAGATAATTTACCAGCTACGACATATTGATCGGCAAAGGAGCCTGCTGCTACTGATGTCGTAAATACATCTGGAGTAATAACTCCAGTTGTAGAGTCATATGACTTAACTGGAATAGAATCAACTACTGTGGCTCCGTCTTTATCTACTACACATATATAATCTAGTGTATTTAATAAATCTGCTGCTGCTTGAACAGAATCATCATCTTTACTTAACGTTGGAGTAAGATCTAATGTAATAGAATTTAATGTCTCACTAGTCTTTGATGCAGAAGTAATAGTTCCTCTTCTTACATCTAATGTTCGTATTTGTCTTTGGTAAATTAATCTAAGGCCATTAGTGTTTGCAACTGACGGGATTGGATTGATTAATATATCATCGCCTTTTCTGATATAGAAGTGAGGAACTTCTCCTGTAAAATCAGTTTGTCTATCATGGATTGTCTTTTGACCAATTTTATAATAATCATCTGATCCAGATCCATATTTATATTCTAAACTTTTAATCTTAGTTCCCATATACATATCAGTTGGCAGATCATAACTTTCTTGATCAACTACTAAAGATATAAATCCTTCTTTGAGAAAGACATTAGGATGTTCTAAAACAATCTTAGAAAATAAATGATCTTGAGCATCATTAAAATATTGAATAATTTCTAAATTCGAAAATCCATCAGTAGTGCTAGGATTCTCATTCTCCACAGCCCTTCTAACATGATCTAATAATAATTCTAAACGTCTCATCTATTTTCCTTTTGGCTTAGGGAATTTCTTTTTTACTGCAAGCCATTGTCCAATAATACCATCCATTTCTGAAATCAAATCTGTTTGGCCGTTCATTTGCATGTAATTTAGTTGTTTTAAAATTGCTTCTAGTTGATCTTCTATAGATGGATATTCTTTTTTTCTTTCTTCTAGGTATAAATCTTTATCTATTACCCACTTTTTTCCATTATAAATATGATCTTCAGATGGTCTTTTTAATATTTTTTTACTATCTCTTGGTTTTTCTTTACTATCAGCATACCATAAAGACTTATCTTCTTCTCTCCAATACCAAAATTTCATATTATACCTCTACCTCTTCTACAACTAATGTACATGTTGATGTTCCACCTAATGTGTCTGCACCATTAGTTTGATTTATATAAGCTGTACCACTTCCCTCAGGGCCGTAGCGGATTTTAAAAGTCGTAGCCGATGTAGTTCCAGCAGCCATTTCATATCTAAGACAAACTGAATCAGATGAGGATGTTACACCTGCTGATCTATTAGCTGCTAGTGCATCTGCTGTTGAATCTTGAAAGAGAGCATAAATATTACCAGCCGATAATGATGAAGATAAACTACCGATAAAAGTAATTAACAATCTATTACTTGCATTACCAGGGGTAATTGATACTGTTATATATTCTGCACCTTCAGTATTTTGAGGGATAGTATCATCTCCTGGAATAGAAGTTGTAGTAGACGACTGTGTAGTAGATGATGTAACTACTCGTTGAAGAAGTTTACCTCCTCCGCCAGCTGCTGCTTGAAATGTCGGTGCTGCGCCAGCTCCGTTAGATGTTAATATCTGACCACTTGTACCTACTGCAACTGTTGCTGGGTCACCTGAAGCATCCCAAGTGATTAATTCACCATCAGTACCAGAAGCTAAATCGGCTACATCTACATTAGATAAACTATTACCGGTACCATTTGCATCAAAAGTCTTATTAGTAAATGTATCCGTAGTTGCTTTACCTACTAGTGTATCTGTAGCATCTGGTAAAGTAAGAGTAACTGCACCTGAGGCTGCGGCTGTAATAGTGGTAGCGTTGCCGTCTGAATCTAATACGAGCTGATTAGAATCTGCTGTTGCACTAAGAGTAGTAAATGTTGCTGCTGCGGCTGTATCAATTTTACTTAATGCAATAGCTGCAGAAGCTGATACATCAGCATTGACAATCGTTAGATCTGTGATTTCTGAGGATTCTACCGAAGCTCCTAATGAACCTCCTCCTCCAAAAAATGAACTCATATTATTTTCCTTTTATTATACTGTATAGTTTCCTGTTAAAATTAATCTGGTAGTGGCTGCAAAATGAGTCTCATTTACATTAGAATTGCCTCCTCCATCAGTGGAAGATGAATAAAGACCAAGAGAAGTTCCTGAAATTGCTCCGGCGATTACATCTCCTAAAGTAGTAGTTAATGCCGTCACAAACGGAACACAAACAGTATGTGATGTTGTAGTTGATTCTGTGTATGGTAATCCTGTTATAGATGCATTGCCTGTACTTGATCCCTTACTTGATAATTGTAAATCTATAGAGAAAAAAACTTGTCTTCCAATTCTAGTGAATAATCCAGTTTGAATTGAATAAGTTATTCCCGTTGATCCACCTCCAAATGTTAATACTGGTGTAATGGAGCCTTCTTCATACCAATCCATATCATCACCACCATTAACAAATCTTAATGCATCTGTATGAATATTATTCCATCTTAAGGATGTAGATCCAAGATCATATGTACTGTCTGTTTTTGGATAAACATGTTGTGTATGAGCAGAATTTAACCATTCCCATTCATCTGAAGTATTTACTTTAAATAAATTATGATCTGCTGCAGCTGCTGTTTGACCTTTTACAGTAATATTATTTGAAACTCTAAATTTATCGATATCTTGTTCAAATTCAATATTATCTGATGTGTTAACTTTGATTACATCTAAATCTGCTGAATCAGCATTATTTCTCCATTGAAGATATACAGCATTATCTAAAACTACAACCGATGTGGCTGCGGCAAGTTTAGCTGTTGTTATCGTACCATCTGTTATGGATGCGGCCGTAATCGTGCCTGCTTGAATTGCATCTGTTCCATGAATAGGGTTACCTGCTCCACTTCCTTCATGCGTATGGTCTGCTAAGACCTTTAGGGTGTTATCATTAAAATCAGTTAAATAATCTGTTTGTAGATTATTAAATGTCCTAATAACAATAGCACCATTATATGTTGGCATTGACATGCTGATACCTACTTATGATAAACTGGTGTTACGCCTAAAGTACCTGCTGTAGGTGCTGAAGCGCCGTCTTTTACTTGTATAACTGTTCCTGCTAATAAATGCTCATTATCCGTAAAATTCAATGAGAGACTGGTAGATGCTGGTAATCTAACATGATCTGTTGTACCACCATCAAAGGATAGTACTACATCACCATCTAAAGAATTTACAAATAATAATTGCTTAGCATGAAACGTGAGGGTAGCTAATGTAGCATATGTTGCTCCAATACCTGCAGGAGCTAATTCACTCAATGCTTCAAATCCTATTATTCTAGCCATTATTTTTTCCTTTTAATTAAAAAATGAGAGGGGTAAAATACCCCTCTCAAAGGTTTTATGCGCGACCACATTCTAAATGAATGAGTTCTACAGTTCCTGCAATATCTGTATCTTGTAAGAAATAGATAAACGGAACAACAACTTCAGCATCATCAAATGTAAATGCTGCTGTAGTAGTTGGAGGTTGTCCATCAATCTTAAAAGTTACAACACCTGCAGCACTAACATCTACACGTAGAGTTACCGTACCGGCATCTGCTACAGTATCTGTAGTATCTGTAGTTGCAGTAGCAGCACCATTAAGAATGGTTTCAACATTAATAGCACCAGCTATTACGTTAAGGGCTGCCATTTCATCATAGTCATCAACATTAGCTTGATAAGCTTCTAATTTTCTGAAACCTACAGCTAAGTCATCTGTACCAGATACATCAGCTATCTTGAGTTTTGCCTCAACATAGAATGCTGCATCCGTACCTACAACGAATCTCATGTCATGTTTAGTAGCTACACCAGGACAGAGTTCCAAACCATCATTAGCAGTTTGGTCCATAGATCCAAGGTCTAGACCAACAGCGGTCATGACTGGGGCTACGATGGTCTGGGTTCCTAGAATATGATATTCTAAGGTCAACCTCGGCCATAGTAACAAGTTTTCATCACCGGCGGTTCCTGTTGGAGCTCCTCCAGCAGCACCTGCCAAACCAGCTAGTGGTCGTGGCATGCGATCAAACTCAAACCTCTGAACCCTAGGGGCTCGGGGGTGTACGAGATCATCGCCAGTGTCTAAATGCAGCATGTCCACCCAATTGGTGTCTGCGGCATTACGCGATTGAAGCTTTTTTACATTCTTCAACCGTAAGTGATCATTAAATTCACTTGGCATAATATATTTCTCCTTACATTACTTCTGGGCCCATAGGGCAAATTAATACGATATCTACGTCTGCGTCAGCAGCAGCCACAGCATCTGTATCAGTAGTAGTATAAATCAATGTTGTAGTTGTAGTTGCATATGTATCTACAATAACATCGGTTGTACCACAAGTGATAGATGCTACAAGCGGAGCGATTGGCAAAGCTTCATTAAATGTGATAGTAACTTGGTTAGAACCATCATCTAATGCAGTCGCTGCCTCACGACCAACTAATAGGGGTGTTGCCGTACCAGTGCCTGTTGGCAATTCTGATCCGTCGACGCGAAAGACTAGAAATTCGAATCGATTAGATTTATCCAATCTATTCTTCTTTAAAAATTGTTTAGTCATTCTTTTCTCCTAGTTAGCTAACTTCTACTGTTGTACTTAAACTATTAATTTCACCATGGAAAGCAGGGTGTATAAAGATTTCTCCATATTGTGCCCATAAAATAGAATATACGTCATTACCTAGGGCTGCTCCTTCATAATGTAGGATGCCATCAGTACCAGCGATAAATTCTCCTTTACCTGCTGTTCGTAGACTTACTTTAGCCATGTTAACAAAGAATACTTCACTTGCTACCATATCTTGAGAAGCAATAATTTTGATTTCTACACCTTCTACCACAATGTGTGGAAAGACACCAATCAAAACTTCACCTTTCTTGACTTCACGATCTACAATATGTAGTGCTTTGTCTCTAGCAAGTTCAGCTAATTTCTTACGTTGAGTATGTGATACAATCATTGTATCAGGGAACTCACCACATTCATCTTGAATGCTATAAAGCATTTCAACAATCATACCTTCAGTTAAAGGTTTACTTGCTGCATTTAAATGTTGTGACTGCCAGCCATCTCCAACGGTAATACCATAAAGACTACCAGAAGAAGCTTTAACTACTCCACGTAATCCTTGCATTTCCGCATCTTTAGATTTCTGTCTGTAAACGATCTCAGCTGCTGCTGGAGTATCTGATCCAGAAATTCTTTTAATAACTACAGTACGGGTACCTCTAGCAACCGATACAACTTCATATACAGAAGCATTAGTAGAAACGTTTAATAGATCTTCAATACGAAAGTTATTTCGTACCCAAGTTGCAGCACTAATAACTAAGTCAAAAGTACCATCTCCATTATCAGTAACTCCACCAGTATCAATAGTACCTAAAGCTCCTGTTCCGTCACCTTGGACTAACATACGCTCTAAGTTTCTATCAATAGTTTCCTTACCACCAGCCATAGCCATATTCAATTGCTCTTTAAAAGCTCCTGTTGGATCTTTCGAAAGCATAATTGACTTACGGTCAACTCGAGCACGGAAGTATTGATTCTTTAATGTGTAGTTTGTTTGTTTTGCTTTATATGAGCCTGCGTCTCCAAAACTACCTGAACTAAAGCCACCTACATCTGAGAAGAGGGCTCCGTGTGCTTGCACATTACCTGTAGCTTTAGTATCGTGTCGTACCATACTTTTTAATGGACGTCTACGATTAATAGGTGCAGCCATAAGATCTAAATACTTAGTCTTATAGATATCACTCATAATTGTGTTAGCAATGCTAATAAATTCATCAGCCATTGTTTAAACTCCTTTTTATAATCCTGGTGGTCTATCTTCACCTGAAGAGAAAAAATCAGCTACGGGATCATTGCTATGAGCACTGGTCTTTTTAAATGATTCTTTTCCAGGATTATTTTTATTTGATTTAATTCCTGTTATTTTTTCTTTTTGTTTTTGTTTTTCATTAGCGGCTTTTATCTGCTCTGTACCAAATAAATTACCAGCCTTGATTTTCAGATCTTTCAAGTCCATATCGGGTCGATGGGTGAGGATTGCATAAAGGTCCATAACTGCATCATCTCGTTTGGCTAACTCGGGATCTATTTCTTCTAGAACATCTAGAACGGTGTTGAGTTGTTTAAATACAACTCCTTGCTGTAAATGCTCTTCTACTATTTTAAAAGCATCTGAAACGGGGGTATCTTCTAAGATCTTGCCCTCTTTAGATAAATCTTCTAGAGCACCTGTCCAAGACTCATCGTCTAGGTGGAATTTCTCTTTTAACTTATCTGTCTCGACTTGTATATATTCGGCAACTTGTTTTTGCTCATCCATTTGAACTTGGGATTCTTGAACTGACTTGAGAGATTTATTTTCCTTTTCAAGTAAAAAAGCTCTTTGTTCTTTTTCATCCATACGGCTGAGGTTGATGCCTTCCTCGTAGAGTCGAACTACGAAATCTTTCATGTCTTCACCTAATTTAGGATTGGCATGGGATAGGTCTGTTAAAATCTGAGAAATCTTTTCATGTCCTTTAAGAGACTCAGATCTTTTTATAAGATTATCATGAAACTGTAAAGCTTCTTTAGATTCTTTCTTAAGAGTCTCTACTTCATTTAATCTTCTACTTATTTCTTGTTTTCCCCAAAAATCACTTTTTAATTCGTCTATAGTAACTTCGGCCTTCTTACCAGCTTTAGTTGAAATATCGATCTTTGCATCTATTGGGATTTCAATATCTTCTCCGTTAAATTTAGCTGTAAAATGTTTGACCTCAGATTCTTCTTTCTCTTCTTCAACTTCTTTATCTTCTACAACTTCTTCTTTATCTTCTACAACTTCGTCTGTAGATTCTTCTGCAACTTCTTCTTTAACTTCTTCTTTAACTTCTTCTTTAACTTCTTCTTTAACTTCTTCTTTAACTTCTTCTTTATCCTCAACAGGGATTACAGATTCTGCTTCTTTATTGCCTAATGATGCATCTACACTATCTGATTCTAAAATATCATTTAGGGCTGCTTCGATTGAGAGCTCATTATTATCTTCCATTTATACCTCTTTATATCTTACGTTTATTAGGTAATGGGATTGCCTGGTGGCGTTCCTTCATTATCTAGGACGGGTCCCTCAAGTGGTAACTGTTGGGATGGTTGATTAGGGATAACATTATCCTCTATATCAAAAGGATCTACGGTTTCTACAGAATCAGTTTTTAATACTGTAGGGAATGTGGGAAATCTAGTCATTACCTCTAATCGTAATGGAGATTTACCTATTTCATTTAAAATGCCTTGAGCTTCCATATTCTCTATAGCTTCAGATATCATTAATTCTATGGCGGCTACTTGATCTAGTAGTCGTTGAGCTATTTGCTCATTTCCTTTTAAGAGTTCTGAATCTCTAGATGGATCATATAAATCAGGAAGAATACTTCTAATTTCTGATTTCTGTAGTGCTCTAAAGTATTGCTCATAGTAAGGAACTAAGTCTACATACCTTTGAGGTGGTGGGACTTCTTTCCCTTCTAAGAGTTCATTAATTTCTTTCTCTGCTAAATCTACTGCAGCCGTTGCTGAATCTAATAATTCATCCGGATTACCTAACTCTAAAATATCTAAAATCTTAGCTGGAGTAAGTGCATTAGGAACAATTTGCAATAACTGTGTTATCTGTTGAACTTTTCCTTGAAATGTATCTGCGAAAGTATTTAGAATTTCTATATTAATATCAAAAGGAATTTTTAAATCTTTTATATTTAAATCAGATTGTACTAATGAATTTCTTTCTCCAAAGTACTTTATCATTCTCTTTTTCTTTTCGGAATCCTTGTATTCATCTGCAGCAATAGCTATCCATAATTTAGCTATACTAATCAAACTAATCTTAACCTTTTCGTCCATCGGTAGAGACTGAGCTAATTCTTGATCTTTAAAGAAATCCAACATTAATCTAGATTCAGTATTGGGTATTGTCTCTCCACGAGATATTGGCAAAACATTTGATAACTGCATCAAACGTTCTGTCAACATATTAATTAATAAAATTGTTGGTTGGGATACAGACTCAGTAGTCAATACTTTTGGTGGTGCTCTATTTTTTCTATAAGTAATGTCTGTAGGAGAACCTAATCTTAATTTATCTTTGTCAACAGATCCTTCTTCCCATACTCTAATGGGTGGGAATAATGCGACATTTCTAACTTGGGTGTTGATCAAATTATTAATTGCTAACTGTAAGTGTTTACCCATAGAGATAATAGACTTACCTCCTCTCTCTGTATCTGGTAAATCCTCTAATCTTAATTGAATCACAGGAAATAAATCCTGATCAATTACAGTTTCATGAGGATACTCATCGTTTAATAGTATGGCCGTGGGTGTGGTTAATATAACTCTTCCTTTCGGCATTTCTGGTGTAGCCCTATGATATAATTTAAATAGAAGAGTAGAATTTGGATCTTTAACATATTCCATACATCCACTGTCAAAGATTTCTAAGTCTTTATGTGGACTAATATCAGCTGCTTGATCTGGATATCGTTGTCTTAATTTATCTACTGAAATATTCTCATAGATAATAACCCATTCACAGTCTTCAAAACAATTTTCTTTTGGTGTAATAATTCTTCTAGGATCTATTAATCTAATATCTACGTCACCAATTTTCTGTCTAGAATCTAATTGAATTACTTTACCATCTTTATTTTTAGTTGGCTTACCATCCGAGTCTAACAATGGTACTTTATCTCGTAATTTTTTATCATCTACTAATAAAGGTCCTTTATATGGATTCCAAAAAACTTCTAGGTAGGATTCTCCGAACATATATGTATGGAAAATATGCTGTGTATGTACAGATACAAAATCTGTTTCTTGAGATTTTGATGCTAAAAACTTTTTAGCTGTTCTAGCTTTACCTTTTTCGTTCATTAAAAATTCATTTTTAGGATATACAGTATAATTAGGTTTTCTAACAATAGATCGAGATACTAAATTATCTACAATATCTTTTAAATGATTTAATGCAATCTTAGTAAATTTCTTTCTTCGATTTAAGTTTGTGGCTCCGGTTTCTGTTACTATAAGGGCATTTTTATTGCCTAGTGGACATGCATATCCAGAATAGAATGCTAGATCTTCGTTCTGATTACATAATCTATTAAGATCTCTTGGTGATTGCATTAATTGTTTATAATGAGCATTTATAAATCCGAGAATATCATCTTTCGATGATTCACTATCAAGATCTAATCTATATAATGACTTATTTACATAATCTGATGGATTCAACTCGTCAAAATCACTCATACATATCCTCTAGATTAAATGCTGGGCTCATGACGGTATCAAAGACTCCCTGCTCATTTAATTTTTTTATTACTTCTTTACTATCTACAGACTCTAAGGACTCTATAGCTTCTTGCTGTGGTGATCGAGCGTACTTAAGGCTCGTCACTTCTTCTATTAAACTTTTATGAGATTGTATCATATCTTTTTTATGTTCTAACAATCTTTCTATATCTATTTTAACTTTAATATATTTAGAAACAGCATAACCTGTTATAACTAAATTAATTAAAATAGTTAGTAGTATTACTGCGGTTAACATTATATCCATCCCCCTAGATCAATATCCTCATCGATATCGACTTGATTTCTTGTTCTATCTACCTGCTGCAAAAATTTAGCTTCTGGACTTAATTCTTTAATTTCTATTTTATCTTTAAAGTCAAATAAATCTTCATTCTCATATATAATATATCTTAAACAATCTATCAACTCATCATACTTTTTCTCAGGTGCTTCTGTTTGAGGATTTAATTTCATAGCCTGAAACTCTGTAATTAATCCAGCTGCTCGATCACTAATCAGAAGTTTATTCATGCTTCTCATATCTCGTATGAGATTTAAACACTGAGACTTACCCATAGTTCGTTTATTAACTGTATCTATAGTGATGTCTTCTCCGTACATACGTTTTACGTCATCCATAATCATAACATCTGCTGGATCCCAAAGAATATCCCAATCAGATGTGGTACTATTAGGATAGAGACACTTTAATTTATATTCTACTGTTGGCCATAAAGCTTTAGCTGACATTCCAGCTTGTTCTCTTGCCTCAAAGGTATTAGCTTCAGGTTCTATAGCTATGGAATCTAATATATAAACCTTACTATCTCGTTTATGTATGGCTGCAAATAATGCTCCCCATCTTTTCCATCCTGATGTATCGAAACATGCGCACCAAATATAATCATCTCGATTATCTCTTACCATATCCATGATATCTGAATGAGGAATCAAATCATCTGATTGAAATTCTGGAAACATACTCTTTACTGTTCCTTTAACATATTCACATAGACACTCTCGTCTAAATTCATTATATCTATTGACACTGGTATAATAACCTTCTAATTCTTTGTAGAACTCCTGTTGCTGTGGATTACCGTGCCAACAATCCATAGTTGTGTAGGCTCTCTTAGTTGGATCTTCTTTGCAGTAATCCTCCATGGCCTTATACATATTATATTGATCTACATCTAAAACATCTGGTGGAGTACTAATTATCAATATTTGACAATGTTTTTTAAATACATTCGGCATCATAACATCGTGGAAAGTAGACTTATGTGTACGATATTCATCATATACTAATGAGTCTGGGCTAGTTCCAATCAATGCATCCTTGTTGGAGTTAGATCCGTATAACTTTATTATAGATCCATTATTAAATCTCACTTCTTTAGTGGATTCTCTGAAACCACCTTGTTGTAGATATTTAGCTGGAATCATTTGTTGTAGTCGTGACCAAATAACTTGTTCTGCATTTTCTCTAGTCTCACATACATAATATAATGTACTATGATTGATCATTAATGCTTTTAAAATTAGAAATCTAGCTGCTACCTCACTTTTTCCACTCTTGCGTGGCCAATTGCAGAATACATACTTCTTATTAAGAATAAATAAATCTTCAAAAACCTTTCTTTGATATTCAAATGGTTCCCAACCTTCAAATACGTCAGTTACGATTGCATTGTATTTTAGTAGGGATTCTACTTGGCTTTTATTTAATTTCATAGATTAATCTTCTATAATCTCAATATTTTCTAATGTATCTAAGTCTATCAAACCTTTATTTTTTAAATTAGTAAGAGCGTCTTCTAGATTCTCTTTATTTTTCTTTACTTCAATATTCTGAGTAGACTTTCCTGTCTCTAGTCTTAATGTTGAATGTACATTCTTAAGGGCTGTGCCTAGCTTGGCATATAGATCCGGGAATTCTTTTATTGAGAATACTCCGCTTTCTATTCCAATCTTAATACGATCTAAAAGATCATCCATCATCCCAGAAGTCTTAGAATACGTAGTAGCCAATTTCTTCTTAGCCACCTCGACAGCGTGCGTCTTAACTTCTTCTTCAATCGCTTTTTTCTCATCTCTCCACGCCTTATCTATTTTTATTCCCTTATATACTCTATCACATAGAGTATTATAATTGACTTCCCACTTCTTTGCTAAACCATGAAGAGATTCATAATTTCCTTCTAGATAGTCATTCTTAGCTTTATCCCATACGGATACTAAACCAGGGTTATCTCTTGGTTTCATTTTAAATTCTCTAGGTGCTGTAAGGTTTCCTCTGTAGACCAAATCTGATCAATAATTAATTCTTTACCTTTCTTATCTACAAATACATAAACAGGTATACCTGCCCTATCATAATCTTTTAATGCTTTATTTAACTCTTCACTATAATCTGTCATATCAGCAGTAAAGAGACGAACCTTATGCTCATCTGCAAATTTATCTACTTCTTCATTATGAAGATATTTATGCTGCATTTGGCAAATCATACACCATTTAGCTGTGAAATGGACTACATAGGCTGTGTCTTCTAATTTATCTATGGTATCTCTGTCATATGATTCCCAATTAGCCATTTCAATATATCCTAACTTAGTTCCAGCCCCTTTAGGTCTGGTATAGCTTCTGCTATGATTATCTGTTGGATATAACCATGTTTCTTTAGATATCTCCCTAAAATATCTTTTTCTACGTCTTATAAAACTAGATCTTGGTTTTGTTTCATCTATTTCAGGTTTTACTTCCTTCTTTACGTCTTTTTTTACTGCTGGATTCTTTTTATCTTTGAGTTGTTGTCTTAAACTTCGAGCTCTTTTACATTTATCTAGCTTCTTTGTCTTTTTTTCTACTACCTTATGCTCAATCCTTGGTGGTTGGTATTCAGACGCTCTCTTAGTACATCCTTGGTAGATACTTAATGAAATAAATCCAAGTAATAGTGCCCCTGAGGCTCCCATTTTTAAATATTTCTTAATTCTTGCTATACTCATTATAATTTTAACCATTTTACGACTTTTTCGATAGTTCTAAGACTCATGTAGCCTCCTAAGCAGAAAAATACTGCATACCAAAGCTCTGATGATATAATTAACTCTGGTAAATCAATTCCTGTCAAGAAATGAAAGATTGGTTTGATGATTGAGCTAAAAAGAATCATAAATATAGCCATCATAGAGAATGACCATCCAACGATAGGTCTCCATAAGGCTTGAAACCACCGTTCAGACTTGGCTTCAGCTAAAATAATATCTTTTTTATGTCCGACCATCTCCTCGGCCAGGTACATAAGCTCTTTCTTTGCTGCTAATTTATCATTGGCGTCTGGAATAAATTTATCCATTACCTTTGATATAATTGGGAAGAGAACTCCCATTAGAGTTGTTATCCACATACTCTTACTTCTCTTTCTTATCTAAATCTATTTCTTCTAGCTTATCAGTATCTGGAGTATGATTATTTATAATTTCTTTAACATGATCAAAAAACTCATTATATAAATTCTCTCGATAGGCTGAATCATGGAATACACTAATACTACAGATATCAAAGGTTACTTCATATTTATGTGCTTTTCTTTTTTTCTTACTTACCATTAATCTATCGTTCATCTTTTTTCCTTTTTTGATCTAGCCTCTTTTTTGGATCTATGTCAAAGGCCCCTGATGGGTATATCTTTGCTTTTTCTACTATTTCCTCAAATAACTCTAGGAACATCTTGCCATCCTTAGTAGTTAACTGTCTGGATTTCTTTAACACAGATTGAGCTCTATAGTACATATCTTCTAAAGTCTCGTACATGATTTATTCCTTAATGTTATAAAATTCACTGATTCGGGTATACCCAAGCTCAGTGATAAGCTCAGGTTTAAGCCCTGGTGATGTCAGCCGTAACCATTTTATTCTTCATCTAGCGTCCCCTCTAATGAAATAGGAAAGAAACTATCTTTATCTATATCCAGCAGACCTGGAATGTATCCATCCTTTATAGATTTATAATAGAACTCTAAGAGGGCAAGCCCTGTGTTAACCAGGTCTACTTCACTGTCGAGGCCCGATAGTTCCATAAGTTCTAGGAATGGGATTGTGAGGTACATATCGTCTGGCAATTCCGGACCCTTGTACTGATTGGTCATGGCTACCTAGGGGTTTAATAATTCATATCTACAAAGAGGTTCCTCTTCTGGAGGATGCTCTAATAAGTCATGGCATGGTGCATAGTATTTCATTCTAGTACATCCGATACCTTTTTCTTGTTGAATCTTAACACCTTCTACATGGGTTGCAGTTGGAAAGGTGATGATTCCTTTTATAAGTATAGCTGTCAATATAATTAATAGTTTTTTAAACATATTTTACCTTAACAGTTATGGTCTCCTCTAGGACCTAACCAACTAAATTTCCATGTTTCTTTATAAGGATTGCCATTAGCCCACTTCTTTTTGACTCTATCATAAGCTGATTGTGGGCATTTCCCACTAGGACATCCGTATCCTTTCTCTATCTGTACGTCTTCTACTATATATGTAGGTGTATATAAGGGTGTAGGACTACATACTGCCGTAGCTAGCAGTAGACCTGCGATTGCTGATAATCCGATTGTTAGTACTAATTTTTTTATCATTTTGGCCTTATATTCAATTAAAAGTGGGGACAGGTAGCTTTATCGGCCAATTTCAGTCCCCTTTGGCCGTATAACTGGGGTAACTCCAGCCTCTTGTTATAGTCCGAGTCTCGACTTTCACTTCGGTGTAACGCATCTGGGGTGCTGCCGAAGTCCACTGTTTCCGAACTCAGTGTTTACAAGTTGGTCCTTTTTTCGATTTAGCCCACCACCAGAGTGCGACTGCTCCGCCTAGTCCAGCTAGGATCCCTAATAATAACCATGTCATATATCTATCTCCTTATCTAACCTGTCCGGCATACTTATGCATGTCTACAGTACTATATTTATATTTTTCTTCTTCTATACTTATACCTAATATAAATTCCTCTACATCTTGTGGCCAAGATAAGTTGTCAATTACCTTAGCATCTAAAGTCTCATCAAATCTAGCGTATAGAGTAAAATCATCCATCTTGAACAGGGGGTCTATAACTTTATTTTCATATAGTATTCCAAAATGAATTAATAGATCTGAAGTTATATGTACACTCTTCAACGACTTAAGGAATTTAAAAAAACTAGTGAATGTATTAATAATAATAAGATTATCTTCGGTATCCCGGCAAATATTCACATAGAGTCTCTTAATACCTTTAATCTTACTAATTCTTAGACTTTTGTAATAATATTTAATTTTAGTAAAAAGACTGTGGTTAAGAGTAGCTTTATAAGTGAGAAGTCTATCTGTCTTTTTACGTAATAACCATTCTTTAAACTCTTTATCTATTCCATACCTATGCATATAAATCTCCTTATCTGCATTTGCACCCTTCATCGCATCTGTGGTCAGGTGTACAACGACAATCATCCTGACAAGGACAGAGTGGACAACATTTACAACATTTAATAACTTTTACAGGAGCCTGAGCTATTGCCGAGCTCACTCCTCCTATTACAAATAGGGCTAATAAACAACTTACTAATACTTTCATCTTCCTTACCTTAATTATATCATACTATATGATTAAATTCAATTATTTTATTCCTTTTTACCAATTTTATCTTCTGCTGCCCTTTTATTAATAGATTGTAAATCTCCAGTTCTACGAGGTCCCCATATAGCAATGCAAATGGTCGCGGTTATGATCGATAGGGTGTATAGTCCAACTAATAACATTTAATTAATACTTTTCTTAAATTTTAGGATACCCCCTAATATAGTGAGACTACACTACTTTCCGGCTTCTAAAATTTGTCTCAGTCTCCAAGCTTCATAGTTTCTTATACAGTGGTCACATCCTCTGACATTCAGCCAAATCTTGCCTTCCCTCGGTATTTTAATTATTAGACTCCCGTTATCATAAACATAGGAATCAATTGACTCATGATATTTAACTGGACCCATATTACCGTAATGATCAGGTATCTCTCCCGTAGGGTCTCCCCATGCAGCAAATAATCCCATAGGGGCTAACAATGCTAGTAGTAAAAATTTCTTCATTTGTCTAAAATCTCCTTAATTAATAATTTTTTTAAAATTCGATATAGTATATAATTTTGAACTGTTAGCATTTCTTAAAGGGGGTACTAGCGAACCCTGTTTTTGAGGTTTCTGATCCAGATTGCCAGCCCTAAAGTCTTGTGCTTCCATAGTCTTTTATGCAGTGACGCTTGCTGATATGGTGAGAACATATAGAACATATAGTCTATCTCGGGTTGGTTAGTAAAACATCCACAACAGCACCTAGATCTTATGGGCTCTGCTGCTAAGTGCAAAGGGCTGCAAGCCCAATGTTAGAACTCTTAATATCTCTTCATAGATATAAGACATGTTTTCGATGATCAAGGACAAAGTTTTTTTAAAAAGGTCATTCTACAGAGAGGAATTATTTTTACAAGGTTCCAAAGAGATTTTACAGATTTGGCATGATTAATAAGATTTTATCAACATTATGCGGAGGATATATGGGTAAATGCGGAGGTTATTTGGGTATTTTCATGGATGAGGTTGTGGGGTACATAATCTCCACCGAAGTGTTCATTATAGTATATTCTGTACCAAATAGCCAGTGTAATCTCTACCTGAATCAACGATCTCGCTGTGTTTATTAATAGTATGTTATGTGTATTGATTGTCGTTTCTGTGAACCAAAAACGCTTGAATCTACGGTACGCAAAAGATACAATTGCACTTCTAGCGAACGGATTCTATAGCCTGATGTCGTTCGTAGATTACCTCTTCGATGGCTGCAGATATGTCGTATCAATCGTTATATCGTGTCAGTATGTCGATATAATGTAGACTTACTCGACATATGACCCTGGTCTTTTATCTACCATTTATTGTTCAATTGATAGCATATTCTAGTCCATACTGTCGGGATTTCACTATCCATATACTGTAGTTGTGGGTTTTTATTAGCTATATCAGACCAGTATCTGTTAATCTTATATCTAATAGTATTGTACATTTTGTACATTTTGTACATAATTACCTCTTATATGGGTCGCGAATTAGTCCCTTTGGAGGGAGTTTTGTTGGGAAATGAGGTAGTATAACATTAGTTATCCCTAGTGCTAAGGCTAGGCAAAGAAAGATAAATCCTCCTATAGGTTCCATTAAAGTTCCTCCTTAAGAAACTTATCAACTAGCGATTCCCATACTGATTGGGCAATATCTCTATCATATACTCCCGGAACTACAACCTTAAATGACTTATGAGGTTGGTCTTTTGCTTGGAAATCTATGACTGTTTGGCTGGTCATATCTGTGAACATCTTCATATTATAGTGATGAGTGTCACCTAGCTTTAGCGTTCTTAGTAGTCTAACCATCTTAACCTCTCTATATAATTGCTTGCAATAGGGTATATTTACTTGTTAATTACCCTGACTTTCTCCATGATATTTCCACTCAGCCCTTTGAATCTTCATGAAATTTAGCTCGATATTACACTTATTAGTATAAATAATGTGCATTTAATGACTATTATTGCCGGGTAAAACGTGCAAGATAATGTCATATAATGACAGTTATGTACAAATTATGGATATATTGTAGGTAGAAAATAAACCATAAATGTTCGTCCTTTCTGTAATTCTACATGCATAATCACTTCAGCGCCATCTACTAAAGTTACCAATGTATCTAATAACATGTCGGTTGCAAATCCTTTACTATGGCTGCCTACTCTATCGTCTTTTGATGAGAAGATACGAAATACTGCTTCTAAGCCTTTACTCATGCCTGTAGGTTTATCTTCTTTCATTTCCCATAAAGCTATGACTTCTGGAGGTAACTTCATACCCCTAGCTAAGTCTTCTATGCTGAGTTCCATAAATGTTCTCATAAACTTTACTTCATTACCACTTAGAAGTGCTGGCTTGATAATGAGAGCTGAAAAGGCTGTTTTTTGGATTTCTTCCCAGTCTACTTGAGCAAATTCCCTACCCATAAATTTAGATATAGGCATATCATGAAATAAAATAGGAAAACCTAGTTGGTGTCCTGTATATCTTTCTTCTACTCTTATTGGTTGTTCTTCTGTCATATATGTCCTATTTAATATTACTAGCTCTACCGTAGCCCCAGGCTAAGAGGAAAGCTACTATTGTTAGCATTATAATCGTTATCATGATTTTCTATCCTCCTTATTCTTATAAATAGCTACTTTCGCTAGCAAAGCTCGTCTTTTATCAGCTTTATATTTGAGGAATTCTGCAAATTGAGGTATAGACATAGGTTTCAATAACTCATCTTTCGTAATGACCATGTAATTCTCACCAGCATCAGTTTCTATAGACATAACTAAGTCATCTCTAGATGGAAGATAATATAACTTATCTACTGGTTTTCTCTGTCTTTTTAGACTTTTAGTCTTTATTCTCATTCTCTAATTCCTCTTTAGCTATTTGCAATACTTCATATTCGACTCTATCTGGGTGTTCCCAAGCATCGAACATTAATTCAATAAGGCCAGCAGGTAAGTGTAGATATCTATCTCCTGTATCTGTCTCTAGTTCTACAACAAACATAGTGTCACTTAATTTATGCAGCCATAAACCATCTGCTGTTCTTCTTATTTTCATTTAAATCTCCGTTAAATGTAAATCAATATAATCATACAAATTTGGTATTTCAGAATAACTAATACTGTCTAGCATCTTCTGAGCATCAGTAATAATATCTTCAGGTAAATAATATCCTAATACCATGATATCATTATCAATTATTGAAGCAGGTTGGATATTATACTTATAAATCATTTCTTATCCTTAGGCTGAGAAGTGATTTTTAAAATTAATTCATCTAAAATTCTATCTGCATGATCTCTGAAAATTTCTTCTGTCTTGTCCCCTACTAGTGAACAAATAAACATTTCCTCTCTTACTTGCTTTACATTATATAAATGTTCTATCCACATCAGATCTAATTGAATCTCTAATCCCGGAGAATCGTTAAAGAAATTCTTTACATCATCCATAACTAATCTATGCTGTCGTATAATCTCATTATACATCTCATTTAAATCATACTTCATCATCTTTACCATGTTCGTCATAATCTTTTTTCAGCTGTCTTATTTCTACCGCTGACAGCCATACTATAGTTCCTAAAAGAATTGGAGCTAGTATCCAATTTATTAGTTCAAACATTACTTACTCCTCATCATGTAATATAATATCTAATTGGTGACCTATAAAAGCTAAAATATCTATACTTAATATGATTATTATTTTTATAATAAATGGGATAGGTAGTGCTAAGATAGCAATATGTAGTCCTGCACATAATAATCCTACTATCCCTGTTAGGCATAGCTCGGCTCTCTTACTTTTCTTGGTCTTCATCGGCCTCATCTATTTTACTTATGTCCATAAACATACATCCATATGCTCCTAATGCTAACAAAGGTATAGGTAAGGCTAACCAAAACACACTCGTAAAGTAAACTGCTGCTGATAGTAAGCCTATGGCGAGTACTAATAAAAGCCCTAACCCTAATCTTTTATTTATAGATGCTGGGCTTTCCATAGTTATTTTATCCTCTCAAAAAATATATTTACTTTATATCCTTTATATTTCATTAACTTAATTAATGATAATACTGAGATATACCTTAATCTTCCTTTCCATAATGCTTTTAATTCGTGATGAGATATATCAGCTTCTCGTGATGTCTCTCTCATTTTTAGCTTTTTATCAAAAACAATATCATTTATTCTATCTATAAGCTTACGCAATTATGTATCCTTTTTTATAGTTAATCTTTTTAATTGATCCTCAATTTTCTTTAATCTCCTTTCTTTCATGATATCCGATATAATACTAACTGGTATAATAAGCAGTAACCACCACCATGACATAGTTAACAACCCAGCCAAAGTCAAGATAATAAAAATTGTTGCAGCATTCATTTAAGCCTCCCAATTAGCAGTATCCGGAAAATGTCTAACCATTAATTCTTCTACTAATCCAGTGTCAGGAACATGTTTCTCTACAGCGCTCATAAGGTGTTCGATAGTGTCCCAAGCTTTTAGAAACAATTCTAAAGATTTAGGTTCTGTGACATCATCCATGGCCTTTTGAGCTAATTGATCAGCGCATTCTTCTTTAAGAACTTTATATTCTTCCAAATTCTTATCAAGCTCTTCTAGAATAAGTTCCGCAACTGATGCTGGGGATACTTTATATTTTGTCATCTTAAACCTCTTGTTTATATTCTTTCAAATCTTCTTGTAATCTATCCATTTTATCTTTTACTTTCATAAACTCATTTCGTTTATTATAGTAAATATCCATCATGGATTCTCTAAATAATTCATCTGTTTCCTTAATTTCTAAATATGCAGTCCTCATATCTTCTTGTAAGAATGCATATGTAGGAAACAAATCTTCTATGGCTTCTTCTATTAAAACTATAATTTTTTTTATTTGCATTATGTAAACCTTATATTAATAAAAAGATCCCTCACTTTTACATTCAACTGAATAGGGTCAAGTGTAACCTACAGGTACTCTCAGAGATAGAATTGGTGGCTGGTGGCCGGGAGAGGATTTCCTGTCTATATGGGATCACATACTACAATAGGAGTATAAAAATACCAATCAATATTAATATCATAATAATATGAGCAGGATTCATCTTCTTTCTTTTTTTACTCGGTGTTACTTTCTGTTTTTTAACAACACTTTTACCTAAAGATTGTATCTCTCTCTTTTTCTCTAAGCTTTTAGCTACTCTTTTTTTATTAGTTTTTCTCATAATAACCACCATCCTTATAAATTTTTTAATAGGTCCAACCCCTTCCCTATTATTTCCGCCGGACTCTCCATCTCCTTAGTTTCGTTTACTCAGACTAAGTGAAGCAGTTTAGTCATTCTAGACAACACGCCTTAAAGATTACTTATTCAATATCCCATCCCATCATATTCTTTAAGACCTCCATCAGGGGTCCCGACTTGATGTGTACTATTCACTCCTTCTCTTATTGCTTATACCCTTATTATACCATAAAATCTATTTATTTGTCAACTTTATCGTCTTAATATTAAATTAATCCTACCCTCCTCTATATAGATATATAGTACGAATGGCCGTCTGTGTTTATAATATATAAGGTCTTTCATATATATAAGACATTTTTTTAGGTTCAGGTTCCTTGACTTTAAATTATCTATGTGATATAATAAAGTATATAGCGAATGTTAAATAGTATTAGGAGGTGAGAATTGGTATTAATCTCTCTCAGTAAGTATTTAAAAATATTCATACGATATTTATATTCTAGTATGGATTTTTATTCAGATAGTATTTTAAAATTTTACGATAGGTTCCATGATGATAAGTAAAAAAATGTATATTATTCCTTTATTAGTTCTTTTTATTACATCTATATTTGGATCAGGGGTAGTTCAAGCATCTAACTTTAATAAGAATACTATTAACAGTAATAATAGTATTGTCTCAAAGAAAAGAGTTAATAAAAGTAATTCATTATCTAAGTCTAGATCAGTGTCAAGGTCCAATGCTAGATCCAACTCATCTGTTAGATCATCTAACTCTGCAGGAGTTAATATTGACTCTAACGATAGTACATTAGTATTACCTGAATATGCTGAATATATGCCAGATAATGGACCTAACGCTAACGTGTTTGATTTTGAGTGGCATAGATCTGCTAGAGAGATTAGAAAAGATAATAAAGATTCTAATAGATATCATCAAAGACGTATGGACAATACAGAGGCTAGAAATCTGCAACGTCCAGCATATAGTAGATATAAAGATTTGAGGTTAGTAGGATTATCCGATACTGCAGCAAAAGCTAGATTACAGTATGAACTAGGTGTTAGTAATAGAGAACCAATTATTATTAATGGTCACGTTAGAGGGTTTAGGCTAAATGGAACTTAAGTGGAACCTTTTACAATAATTCCCCCTCAGTATAAATAATAATTTGGAACTTAAGGTAAGAATATGTATTATATAAGTGGAGGACAGTAATATGATACCCTATATATCCATATCTCAATTGAATCTACATAAGAAGAACCCTAGACGATGGTGCCTACAATATATAGAAGGTATTAAGACTCCTCCTACAAAGCACTTAATTTTTGGTAGTAAAGTACACACAGCCCTAGAAGATCTCGTAATAAATGGTCATACAGACGTGACTATGACCGAAAAGACTGATAAACGGTTATTAAAGTGGAGGGAAGAGAATAAAGATTGGCTAGATAAATACCAATGGAATATAGAAACAGCATTTGAGTCTTGGATAGCCCCTGATCTACCACCTTTCAGAGGGATTATCGATATGTGGAATTATGATCCTGATAATAAAATATTGCAGGTCTATGATCATAAAACTGCAACAAGAGGATATGAAGAGACAGTGGATACTATCTCGGACAATTGGCAATTAATACTTTATGCATATATGATTAATCAACGAGTAGAAGAGGGTACACTCAAGTCAGATTGGCTATTAGATCCTAACCACAGACAAGGACAAGAAACGATTATTGGACATAATCAATTCTTTAAAAATAGGGATATGGATATAGTTAGTTATAAACAGGTAACAGCCAATGTATCACCTTCCCATATAAACCATATTATAGCCCTTCTAAAGGCCGAAGCTAGGGAATTGGTAAAAACATACCAGGTATATAAAAAACGTGGACTACAGGCCGTTCTAGAGACTCCTGAGAATAAATGGTGGTTCGGTAGAGAATGTGAATTATGGCCCTGTATCATTGGAGAAGAAAGTATAGATGAATGTAAAAAAAGGTTAAAGATAGATAATGAATGATACAGATATAATGTTAAGAATTATGTTTGATGAGGGAGAGTATATATGCCCTTGTAGAAAAGTTAATGAATATAAATGCCCGATAGAAATTAATACAGTTAAAGTAAATAATTATATAAGATCAGATAAAGATCAATGGATAGCAGCTAATCCTTTTAAACCTTATACAACTAGAAGGATAGATAATCTATCTTCTTTACGAAACTTTGTTATAGAAATAGATAGAGCTGATATGACCTATGAAGATCAATGGGATTATATAAGATCATTCCACACACCAGTATCGTTATGCACATTTAGTGGCAATAAAAGTTACCACTTTATTATATCTTTAGAAGAAGGTGTATCACTTAAAGAATACAGACATATATGTAATAAAATTAAATATAATATGGATCTAATAGATCCAGCATGTATGGAACCATCTACATTTACTAGATTAGCGGGCAGTAAACGCGAAGAGGTTGTACAAGAGTTAAAGTATTATACTAAGAGAAGAAACAATAAAGAATTTTATGAATGGTTAAATTTATTAAAAGACAAACCAACACATGAAAAAAAAGAAGTATCATCTACAAAGGGCCTAAGTGAAATGACCAGAGCCTTTATAAAGTTTGGAATTAAAAAAGGAAAAACATCTAGGCATGATAAACTTAAATACATGTGCATAGATTTATTTAGATCAGGGTTTGATATAGATACAGCATTCAATATCGTCACCCCAGCCCTAGTAGAATTTAATCCTGATAAAACATCAGATGAAGTAGAAAAGATGTTAGATTGGGTATATAACCAAAGTGATTTAGGAACAGCCCATGAATAATAATTTACATTTATTTGTTAATGAATTAAGAAAATATGAAACAGAATGGCAGAAGCATAACCCAGGAAAGCATCCTGTAGTTATGGCTAAAGAGATGGCATTAGAGATAGTTGATAGAGTTAAAGCTGCAGGACTACAGTCTGTAGAAGTACATAAAGCAGCTCTATCTGGAGTTACAGAATATGGATATATTATATCATATTTAGAAGAAGCAGGTATTAAAGTTAGATATTTAAACAGAGAGGTTACTTAATGAAGAAACATAAAATTGTATCTGTTTCTTTGCCTGAAGATTTAATCTTAAGAGTAAAGACAGAATTAGAATTACCAAGAAGACAATTTTCTAAATTAATTAGAGAATTACTTGAGAAACATTTAGATATATTTGTATCAGAAAAAGATTTATTAAAAACACATAAGGAGGTGTTATGAATAAAATTATGGTCACTACCCCAGAAGGGATGAGCGTAGGGAATTCTTTCTTGTTAGTTCCAGATCTAAAAAGAGCGGAAAAGTTTCCTAGAATAGGTAAAGATGGCACTAATTTAAATTTAGTATACCACATTAAAATGGCTTTTGAGCCAGAGAAAGATGTAAAACATAAAGAGTTTATTGATTTTATTAATAGTCAGGAAGATATGGCTAGAGCTGCCGCCGATAAAAAGATGAACTTTAATATGGTAAAACCTAAAATAATGAAAGACAAAGATTCTGGAAAATGGGAACCTGTTGATGGAATTTCTACGATAGAATTCAAAAATAGATCTAAGATAGATGTTTTTGAAGGAGGAGAAAAAATTGGTGGGGATAAATTAGTGCTAGACTCAAAGACTGTAGTCCAAGTACAAGCAGAACTCTCATCATATGATTATACTACCTCCGAAGGTAATAGATTAGTAGGAATATCCTTACGACCAGTACGTATTGATGTACTACATAGACCGGAAAGAAAATCATTTTTTAAACGAATGGGATAAATAACATGGTTAGTAAATATGAAAAAGCTGATTTAAAACCCAGCACATTATATAAGAAAGCAGTTGAGAAAGGTCTTAGAGTAGCTTTCTTAGATATTGAAACATCACCGTATTTAGTTTGGACATATCCTTTAAGAAAAGCATTTATTCAAACTAATCAAATCGAAGAAACCTTAAAGGTTACTTCTATAGTCCTTTTAGAAGAAGGTAGAGAAAAACCTGAAGTATGGTCTTGGGATTTTGATCATAGTACAATGAGGGGCTGCGATAAGAAATGCCTAAAGAAAGTAGTAAAGAGATTAGAAGAGATAGATGTTGTAGTTATGCAAAATGGAGATGCATATGATGCTAAGGTACTTCAAGAACGTATCATGCAAAACAAACTCCCAGCCATAACTAATCTTATTACTATTGATACTTTAAAATTAAGTAGAAGATCTTTTAGGAAAGCATCACACTCATTAGATGCTAGATCTAAAGATTATAATTTTGGAGGTAAAGATAAACAAACTATGCAAGATTGTATAGATGTTGCTAAAGGTAAAGGGAAGAAACAAGAGTCTAGAATTAAATATAATATTAAAGATGTTATTGATACTAGAAAAGTCTTCCTAAGAGAAATGGATTATTATGATTTTGATTTAAAAACTTTAAATTTATTTAAGAGTTATCTTAAAGAGACACGTATTTACTGCGTTAAATGTGCAGCAAGACGTCAGAAAAAGTTTGATATTAAAATTATTAATATTCCTAAGAAGAATAAAAGAACAGGAAAAGTAAGTAAATGTAAACACTATGAGTGTATAAATTGCTTACATATATGGAAGGTAAAATAATGACTAGATTAAGAATCGGTATGTTCGGAGCAGCATCAGATAAAGTTTCTAGAAAGAAAAAGACTTTAGCCTATAAAACAGGTCAAGCCATTGCTGCAAATGGACATCTATTAATATATGGAGCAGGTTCTACAGGTTGTATGGGTAGTTGTGCTCGTGGATATCTATCAAAAAACCCAGCCCTTAAACCTTTAGCGTCTACTACAGAATTTATTGAAACCATAGAAAAGCCCTTACCAGGAGCTAATACTATGGTCTGTAAATCCTTAGCAGATAGAGAGGAGCTTTATTATGTCTCTGATATTCTTTTAATGCTCCCAGGAGGAGCAGGAACCATGAGAGAGTTTTGGTCTTTTATTACAGAAAAAAGATTACAACAATGGGAAGGAGAGATTTGGGTAGTAGATGAAGGATGGATTTGTGATCTCTTAAAGAAACAATTAAGAGAATTAGAAATACAACATTGTGCTAAAAATATTACAAGAGATGTAAGATTTATTAAGTATGATGATATGGTAGATGAACTAGAAGAAAGAGGTCATAAAGATTTCGAAGGTACAGCAGAAGATTTAGGATTATATTAAGGAGCTATATGCCATATATTAAACAAAAAGATAGAGATAGATTTTTCTCAGATGATCACCAAAAGTTAGATGCACTGGTGGCCAGGAAGTGTTTCACTGTAGGAGATCTTAATTATATTGTTACCTCTATTTGCCATAGATATATAGAGGAAAGAGGCTTGAGTTATAAAGTCATAAATGATATAATAGGAGTATTAGAGTGTGCTAAGTTAGAGATGTACAGACGAACCGCAGCACCATATGAAGATGAAAAGATAGATGTCAATGGAGATGTAACGTGATAAAGTATTTCCATAAGCTGACAAAGAAATATCCTAAAACATCCTTTATTGTTATTAATAAAATCTTATCAATAATCGGATTTAGTTTCTTTATTTGGCTTACACAATTACATCTTCCTTTCTTCTTAACTTTAGGTGTTGTAATGATTTACAATCTTATATTCACCCCTATTGGATACTGGTTAACATATTGTTTTGGAGATAAGAAGTGATTTGGAAAATAATAAAATGGTCATCAGTAGTATGTAATGTAATCGGATCTATTATTGTAGCTGGTAATTTAGGGATTACATGGATAGGATTTTTATTTTATATGATGGGCTGTTTAGGATTAGGAATAGTTTCAGTAAGAGACAAAGACTGGGCCTGGGGAGCCCTAGCATGTGTATGGTTAGTAGTAGATATAACAGGATTAATTAGATGGATATAAAAGTATTATTGATCAATAAAATGGAAACACAAAATGGTGAAGATTGTTTCTTTACTATTATAAAGAAAGGAGAGGAGATAATTAAAGGCACTATTAGTGAATTAGATTTTGATATGTGGAGAACTCATAGTAATACACTGTGTAGTAAGAAACAGAATCATTGTAATCTTTGGCTCAGTAGACAAATTATCAATCTAGATGAGTATGTATAAATGCAAGATAAATTTTATTTTTTAGATTTTGAAACATTCTTAATAGAAGATGGAAGCTATCCTAAGCCAGTATGTTTGAGTTGGATTAATAATTTCGACAATAACCAAGGAGTAGTTGGAAACAAGGATGGTAAATTACAAAAGAAAACTATAGATTTATTAATTCAATGCGCAGAAGGAAAATTTGATATTGTATTCCAGAATGGATTTAATTTTGATATATTAGTCATGTGGTATCATTTTCCAGAAGCCCGTAAATTAATTATAGATATATTAGATAGAGGAGGATTCAGAGATACCATTATTAGAGAGAAACTATTAGATCTGTCTATAGAGGGGAGAATAAAATCCAAAGGCTACAGCCTTATGAACTTAAGTAGAAAATATGTCGGAGTAGATTTATCTACTTATAAAAAAGGAGATGATATTTGGAGATTGAGGTATGCTGAATTAGATAATATAGATTCCTGTGATTACCCTCAAGAAGCTATAGAGTATTGCTTACTAGATGTAGAAATGTTGAAGAAGGTATTTTTATCACAAGAAAAAATAAGAACTTCCTCTGGCCCGGGGTCTATGAATACTGAAAGCCTTCAGATTAAAGCAGCTTTCGCTTTGAATCTGGCAACTACTCGAGGATTGAAAGTTGACTTACATAAATTAGATACATTAGAAAAAAAGTTAGACGATGGATTAGAACCGTTATATAAATTATTAATTGAGAAAGGCTTTGCTAAATTAACCAAGAAAGGAGAGATTAGAAAAGAGAATAAAAAATTTGTAGAATATTTAACAGAGAATTATGTAGACTATCTATCCTTTACTAAACCTACTAAAACACACCCCAAAGGCCAAGTAAAAATTGACTCTAATTCATTATTAGAATTTCCACCAGATGAGATTATTCAAGCTAGAATAGAATTGAGCTTAATAGAGAAATATAAAAATACTTATTGTAAAAATATTAGAAAGGCTAATGGTATATTTAGAGCTTCTTATGATATTTTAAAAGAGACAGGTAGAACCAGTTCTTTTATACAGACTATGCCTAGAGAAGGGGATATCAGAGAGATCTTCAGAGCTAGACCAGGCTATAAGATATTGACTATTGACTACGCAGCCCTAGAAGCGTGTTCAGTTGCTCAAGTACTTAGTGATTTAAAATTAGGAAGTACTTTAAAGGAGTATTTAAATAAGGGAGAAGAACCTGTAGATTTTCATTGTCTGTTGGGACACATGTGGTATTCTCATTTAACTAATACAGAACCTGATCTAGAACAATTTATTAGATCGTTAAAAGATGGTGATCCAGTAGCTAAGAAAGCCAGAACGGATAGTAAACCAGGAGGTCTATCATTAGCTGGAGGAGTAGGTCCAAGTACTATGAGGAAGATTGCTCAAGCATCAGGAGTACATATTTCAGAAGAAGAAGCTAGATTATTTAAATCTTTTGCTTTAAATGAAATTCCAGAATTAGAGAAATTCTTAGGAGATAATGGTTGGATGGGAAAACAGAAATTATCTGGTAACCCAGACCATGCTTATGCATATGAGAGTAATGGTAGATATAGAAATATGTGTACATATTGTTCATGTGCAAATGGGAAAGCTATGCAGAGTCTATCAGCAGACGGAGCTAAAGAAGCTATTTGGGAATGCTTTAAAGTTATTCAGGATATGGAGTTAAACTACAACACAAAGGTTAGATTCCTAGCTTTTATTCATGATGAACTTATATTCGAAATACCAGATGGGCATCCAGAAGATATGGAAAGTATAGCAAAGGTTTTGTCAACTACCATGTGTCATGGTATGAAGAAAGTATTACCAGATGTAAGAATAACTACAGAATGGAGTCTGATGAAATATTGGACTAAACAAGAAGATAAACATTTATTAACAGGTTCTATATGGGTGAATTAAATAAGAAATATGATCCAACAATGCAAAAGCTATTAGACCTTTTAATTAAATTAAGGACTAAAGCAAAAAATACAGAGATATCTGAATCGTGGGATACCATGATTAATGTGTGCTTATTAATAAATAAATATTTTTATAAAGGGAAGAACAAATAATATGATAAAATTTTTTAAAAGTATGGACACTATGGAATGGCTGCAAGCTGCTGCTGCGTTCTTTGTAGGTGTCTGGCTGATAGGGGGTTAAAGTGAACCAACATATGTTAACAAGAGCAGCCCTAATTATAATGAGTAGCTTTACTCTGGGAGCTGTAGTAACAATTTTAATAAAGGCTTTATTATGGACGATGTAAAAGATTTACTTAAATCATTATTACAAATTGAAACAGCAACTCTTAACGAATTAGAAAGTACAATCCCACTCGAAGGAGTAATTGAATTAATTATTAATTCCTATAAGGTTGGGAGATTACACGCCCTTAAAGAGGTATGGAAAAAGAATTCACTATTAAAACCGGAGAACCATGAAATTAAATCTGACGATTAAAGGTAATCCGCAAGCCAATGCTAGACATAGAACGGTTACAAGAGGTGGAAAAACTTGGACGTATAATCCTAAATCTAAAGAGCAGAAGGCTGTGAGGCAATTTATGAAGGAAGCTTTAGGTAATGTAAACCTTATTCGAAAGCGTCCAGTACGAATTGATCTTATAGCCTACTTTAAAATCCCAGCCTCAAGAACAGAGATCAAAGAAAATGATTGGCATATAAAAAAACCAGATCGAGATAATATAGATAAGTTTTATTTAGATTGTTTAACTAATCTACTACTAGAAGATGACTGTTTGATTTGTGATGGAAGAATTCAAAAGAAATACAGCGAAGATCCTAGAGTAGAAATTGAGATTACTTTAATATGAAGAAGAATAAAAAGTTCGTAAGATGGGATGTTTTCTGGCATCGCTTTATGTTAAAATTACCCGAGCGTGTAATAGCTGGTGTAATATCAGGTATAACGGTATATTTACTTTTGAGGTT